ACAAACTAGGAGCAGACATGCCAACAAATATCATCACGGGGCGCGATGTGTCTTTCACGATTGGTGGAAACAATTTCGACGCCCAGACAACAAGCGCCGTGCTCTCAAATGAGCACATCATCGAGACATATCAGACGCTCGATGGTCGGGCATACAAGGCAATCGACGATCAATGGACTTTTGATGTCGAAATGCTTGCAGATTGGGGAGCAGCAGGATCGCTCTGTGAAATTCTCTGGGGCGTATGCGAATCCGCACCGAACACGGGCATCAGCACCGTTTTGACGGCGGCTTCGGGTGCTACATTTACATTCCAAGTCTTGCCTGTGTTTCCGTCGGTCGGTGGCACAGCGCCAGACGCACAAACAGTCACGATGAGTTTCACCGTGATTGGCACACCTGCTGAATCGTTCAGCTAGGAAATAGAGAAACGGGAGCAAAATGAAGCTATCAATTCAAATTGAATACAGCTCAGGCGAAGTTGCGACATACATTGCAGCTCCGCCTGAGTGGGCTAAGTGGGAGCACAAAACAGGTTTCAAAATCGGTCAAGCTCAAGAAAAAATCGGTATTAGCGATTTGATGTTTTTGGCGTATCACGCGATGAAGCGTCAAGAGCCATCAAAGGCGATTAAGCCTTACGACGCTTGGTGCGAAACGATTGCGGAAATCATAGTCGGTGACGACAGCCCAAAAGCCACGCAAGCGGATCAGTCAGTCGGCTAATAGTCGAGCTGGCAATTGCCACAGGCATTCCGATGTCTGAGTGGCAATCCGCAGAAGATATTTTGACCGCACTTGAGATTTTAGAAAAGAGAAGCGATGGCAGACATAATCCGCGGTCAAGGTAAAATTGCAATCACGGTCGAGCCACGAGCTTTGAAGGATTTATTTTCTACATTACGAGCTTTACCTACCGAAGCTCAACAAGAAGTCAGAGACAAAGCCCAGCCAATGTCTCAAAAATTAGCTCGCGCATTGTCGGTGGCAGCGGCTTTTTCAGCTGCTCCACCGCAAGCAATTCTTGTCGCTCGCTCCATTTCGACGCCGCGCGATCGATTAATCCGCGTCGATGTGGGCGGATCAAAGAAGGTCGGGCGTCCCTATGGCGGAGAACGCAACAGCCGCGGCAAATTGACAAATAGACAAGCTGCGCCAGCTGGCGCTTTATTGTGGGGATCAGAGCACGGATCGCGTGGCGGCGTAGATCGAGCAGGTCGCAATCAAGGTCGTCGATTTGTCAAGCCTTATTTGAAATCTGGTTATTGGATCAATCCCACAATTGATGCGAACATTCAGGAAGTGGCTAACGAATATACCGAGATGCTTAAAGCTATTGTTAGGCGAGTGAAATTGGACGGCGGTGAATAATGGCTGGAATTCCTAAAGTCAAGATTCAATTCGATGCTGATCTTGATGGGTTAAAAAAAGGATCGCGAGACGCTGAGAATCAAGTTCAGGGTTTTGGTGACAAGGTTGGCGAGTTCGGTAAAAAAGCCGCTGCCGCTTTTGCCGTAGCTGCTGCCGCTGCTGTCGCTTATGCGGGCAAGCTGGCAATCGATGGCGTCAAAGCTGCAATCGAAGATGAACAGGCACAGCTCAAACTTGCAAAAGCTTTAGAGACAGCCACGGGCGCAACAACAGATCAAATCAGAGCTGTCGAAGATCAGATTCTCAAGACATCACTTGCAACGGGCGTCGCCGACGACAAATTGCGTCCTGCATTGCAGCGCTTAGCCGTTGCAACAGGCGACACGGAAAAAGCTCAAAAGCTGCTCGGTCTTGCGTTAGATATTTCAACAGCCACAGGCAAGCCGCTTGAAGCCGTTTCAAATGCTTTGGGCAAGGCTTATGAAGGCAATACCGCTGCACTTGCAAAATTGAATGTCGGTATTTCTGCCGCCGATGCAAAAACTTTAGGCTACACAGGAGCAGTTCAGCAGCTTACGGATTTATACGGTGGCGCAGCTGCCGCAAATGCTGACACCTATCAGGGGCGCATTGATCGCATTGCCGTTGCATTTGATGAAGTCAAAGAAACCGTGGGCGCAGCTTTGTTGCCAATCTTGGACAAATTGCTGACTTTCATCACCGACAATGTGCTGCCGCTATTCACAAAGTTTAGCGATGCACTTTCCGGAAAATCTGACAGCATCGTTTCGTCATTCACAAGCATTGTGGATTATGTGAAAAACTTTTTTGAGCCAATCGTCACGGCTGTCAAAGATGCGTTTATTAGTTTAGGCAAAACAATTTCAGACAAAAAAGAAGATTTTAAAGAAATCTTAGACACGATGAAAGAAGTCTGGGCGTGGATTGATCGCTATCTAATACCAATTTTTAAAACCGCATTGGTAACAGCGATTGAAAATGCCGTGACATCAATTAAGACGGCAATCAACACGCTTTTGCCTGTTGTTAAATTTATTCTTGACAATGTAAAAAACACAATCAATGGCTTCATTGATTTGTTAAATATCCCAATCAAGGCATACAACGCTTTTGCTCGCGTAACCTTTAGAGATCAAATTCCAGAAATTAGAAAAATTGGCGATGTGTTACCCGCTTCAAGTGGTGTCGGTGGCGTTCAATTACCTTTTGGCGGTAAAAATGTAGGCGGCGTGACGGGTGCTGTCGGTGGTGGTGCTGGCGGCGGTGGTGGCGGTGGCGGCGGCGGTGGTGGTGGCGGCACAGGTAGCGGCACAAAAGCCGAAGAGCCTGATTGGGCGTCTTTGCTTCTTGATGCCACGGGCAAACTTGCCGATGCAATGCAACGAGAAGCTAAATCATTGGCAACTCTTGAAGCTCTCGATGCTGAATTAGCACGACGCGTGCAAGGTGGAATTCCTTTCGCTGTCAGCGGAATGCCAATCACACAAGATTTGTCGCGCTTTCGCAGAGCCGAAGAAGTCGGAAATACTTACATCACGGTCAATGGCGCAATTGATCCCGAAGCTGTATCTCGCCAGCTTGTCGCAATTATGAATGAATCCGATGCTCGCGGCACGGTAGGAGCTGGCGGCTTTAGATTTAATACACAGGTCGCATGAGCGTCTGGACACCTGAGTGGCGCGTAAAGATTCAGGGCGTCGAATACACAAATCTCACTTTGTCGAATCTGACAATCTCATCGGGTCGAACCGATATTTATCAGCAGCCCATTGCGGGATATTGTCGGCTTCAAGTCAAAAATAATGATCTAAGCAATATCAATTTTGACATTAATGATGGTCTGACCGTCGAAGTCAAGAATGACGCTGGCACTTGGGTTGTGCTATTCGGCGGCAATATCACCGATATGAATGTCAATGTGTCGTCGGCTGGCAGCATTGGAATCAGTCAGACAATATCGATCACGGCTCTGGGCGCATTAGCTAGGCTTCCAAAAGCTGTGTTTATCGGCAACATTCAGCAGGGCACAGATGGTCAGCAAATCACCGATGTTCTCGAAGGCATACTTTTCGCCAATTGGAATCTTGTGCCAGCTGGTGAAAGTTGGAATAGCTACGACCCGACGACAATGTGGGAAGATGCCGAAAATAACGGTCTCGGCGAAATCGATGCGGGCGATTACACGCTCGACAGTCAAAACGCCGTCGATTCCGATGTTTATACGGTAGCGGCTCAGCTGGCGCAATCAGGGCTTGGATACCTTTACGAATCGGCAAATGGCTTAATTAACTATGCCGACAGCACACACCGCACCGAGTATTTTAGCGCCAACGGGTATGTCGATCTCGATGCCAGACACGCGCTGGCGGGCAATATCACGACAAAGAAGCGATCTGGCGATGTGCGCAACAGTATTACGCTTCAATATACGAGCAGCGGCAATTCGGAAGTGACCGACAGCGATGCCGCGTCAATTGCCGAATATGGTGAGCTTGCTCAGACCATTCGGACAACGCTGAAAAATCAAGCCGATGCAACAAGTCAGGCAGCTTTTTATTTAGAGCTTCGAGCCTATCCCAGAGCGTTTTTTGACAGCGTGACTTTTGCGTTGGGCAATCCCGAAATCGATGAAACGGATCGCACAAGCCTTTTGGGTGTTTTTATGGGTATGCCTGTCAATCTTCAAAATTTGCCAGCCAATATGAACGGCGGCGAATTTCAGGGATTTGTTGAAGGCTGGACATTCCAAGCCAGCGTAAGCGATTTGCGCTTGACGATGACGGTCTCGCCGCTGGCATTTAGCTTGCAAGCTTTTCGATGGAATTCTGTGCCTGTCACAGAGTATTGGAACACGGTATCGAATACACTTACATGGGAACAAGCCACAATCGTGGCGTAAGGAGCAGCGATGGCAAATACGACGAACTTCGGGTGGGAGACGCCCGACGACACCGATCTGGTTAAAGATGGCGCAGCTGCAATGCGCACATTGGGCAACAGCATTGACACAAGCTTTGTCGATCTCAAAGGTGGCACAACAGGTCAATTTCTGT